TTGACGTTGTAGGCGAAACATCGTATACAGATGTAACACACGTAGCTTAGGAGAAAAAAATTATGGCATCAACTTTTACAAATCTTGGCGTAGAGCTAATGGCAACCGGCGAAAATGCTGGTACTTGGGGAACAAAAACAAACGCTAACTTAAACCTTGCAGAACAATTGCTTGGTGGATTTAAAATTCAAACTTTAAACACAGCAGGTGCAGGAGCTAATACTACAGCACTAGCTGTAGATGATGGTGCTTTAACAGGTGCTGCTCAAAACAGAGTTATTATTCTTGGTGCAGTTTCACCTGAAACAATTTCAGGAAACAAAATTGTAACATTTCCTCTTCTTACAGAAACTTTTTATTTTATTAAAAACAGCACATCAGGTTCACATACAGTACAATTAAAAGCAGAATCAGGTTCAGGTGCAACAGTTACTTTTTCAGCAACCGACAAAGGATATAAAATTGTATACCTTGATGGTGTTGCAACTAACACTGGAGTTATTGAAATACCAATGACTGCAGCAGGCACAGTAACAGAAACTGGCACACAAACTTTAACTAACAAATCTATTGATTCAGATAACAACACAATTACAAATATTGTAAATGCTGATATTAAATCTTCTGCTGCAATTGTGTTTAGTAAAATGGAAAATCTTACAGTATCTAGAGCATTGGTCTCTGATGGTAGCGGTGATGTTTCTGCGGCAACAACCACTAGTACTGAAATAGGCTATGTAAATGGTGTTACTTCAGCTATTCAGACACAATTAAATACTAAAGCAACAACAGGAAAAGCTATTGCAATGGCAATAGTTTTCGGATAATAATAACACAGAGGAATAAAAAATTATGGCAAACCCAAATATAGTAAATGTAGCAACAATTAACGGTGGTAATTTAGGTTTTAATCTAAGTAACACTTTAACAGCTACTTTAGCAACAGTAGCAGCAGATGTTATTGTAAAAGTAAATCAAATATCTATTGCAAATGTTGACGGTTCAAGTGCAGCAAACGTAGATATATTTGTTGATGGTATGGGTTCAGGTGCAACAGGTTTTGCAGGCACTGGCGCAGACGCAACAGTTTATTTAGCAAAAACAATCGCAGTCCCAGCTGACTCAACTTTACTTTTATTAAGTAATCCTATTTATTTAATGGAAGGCGATATTTTAAAAGGTGGAGCTAGTGCATCGGGTGATTTAGATTGTTTCATATCATACGAAGTATTAAACGACGAGTAGGAAGGTAGTTAGACTATGACAACGCAACCTAATGGTGGATTTGTCGGTATAACTTACGTACCTGATAAAGTCACTACATCAGAAAACATAACGACATTTAATAGTCCTGGAACTTTTAACGCACAATCTACAGATCAAACTGTTGCTGATATATTTATATTAGCTGGCGGTGGCGGCGGAAATAATGGGAATGGAGATGCTGGCGGCGGTGGCGGCGGTGGAGGTTTTAGACAACTTTCGGGTCAAACTTTACCAGGATCAGCTTCAACTATAACTGTCGGTGGTGGAGGATCAAGTGGTTCTACATCAACACCTGGAAGTGCATCAGTATTTGATGCAGGAGGTCCAACTCCATTATCTTCAGCAGGTGGCGGAAGAGGTGGAAACCCTAGTTCTGGATCCGGAGGAGCAAGTACTTTTTCTGGTGGGAATGGAGGTGGCGGTGGAGCCAATAGTACAGGTAATGTAGGTGGAACAGGAAACACACCACCCGTATCACCCCCACAAGGAAATCCAGGAGGACACGGCAATACAGGCGGTACGAACAGTGCTGGCGGTGGCGGTGGTAAAGGAGCAACAGGTACAAACGCTTCAAGTGGCGGAGGTGGACCCGGAGGAGCTGGGGCATCAAACGATTATGGCTCACCAAGTGCTTCACCAAGTGGAACATTATTTGGCGGTGGCGGTGGCGGAGCTACTCACAGAGGACCTAATGGTAGTGGAGGACCCGGAGGTGGATCACCCGCACCAGGAGGAGCTTCAGCTAATACTGGAGGAGGCGGCGGAGGCGGACCTTCAGGCGGAGGCGGCGGAGGCGGCGGCTCTGGAAAAGTTATCGTAAGAGAAACTGCAATAAATTTTGTAAGTAATACATCGGGAGTATGGCCTACTGCACAAGTTTATGAAGCTGTAAAAGGAGATAACTGGGTAAACTAATGGCACATTTTTCAGAAATAAAAACAGATAACAACGAAGTAATTAGAACAGTTGTAATTAATGACAATGATATTTCTTCTTTTGGAGAAAATTCTGTTGAAGCAGAAAACTGGGTTGCAACTAATATTCCTGACGATGATTATTTAAAAGAATATGAATTTAGTGGAAACTATCCAGAAACATATTGGAAAAGAACTTCATATAATACAAAACAAAATCAACACACAGATGGTGGAACTGCGTTTAGAGGAAATTATGCAGGACCTGGTTATGTTTATGATTCTGTAAATGATGTCTTTTGGCCAGCAAGTCCTTTTGCATCATGGGTAAAAAATAATTCAATTGTGGACTGGGAAGCGCCGATTACTTTCCCACCTTACACTCAAGACATAGATGGTACTAGTTATGAAATAATTCCTAAATGGGATGAAGATAATTTAAAATGGATAGGTACTACTGCTGGGGATTCTATTAAAAATGTAGAATGGGACGCTGATAACAATACTTGGAATTTAATTTAAATACTATATAACTTTATTCATAAAAGTTATAAAGATGATAAAAATTATAGATACAGGTGTTCCATTACGAACTAATCAAAAAATTATAGACCTTCTTTTTAAAACAAGAATGTGGGGAATAGCCACTGACAAACAACCTACAGATCAACACGTTTATAATATTAGTAAACCTGACACTGGATTTACACTAGCTAGTTATGAAAGAGAGAATAAAAATTTTGGACAAAGTAATTTAAATATTTATGCAGAAATTATTTGTGATATTTTATTTGATAAATTAAAAGATATAAAATTTAAAGAGATAGAAAGATTTTATTGGAACTGGTATAATTCTAATTCTATAACAGAGTTTCATCAAGATAGAGTTGAGCAAAATAAAATGAGTATTATTTATAATGTGCATTCAAATGACGGTGGAACAGAAATAAAAATAGGGAATAAGACAGAGTTTGTTCCAAGTGTGTCTTCACAAGCAATATTGTTTCCAAGTTGTTTGTGGCATAGAGGCATTGCTTCTAAATTAAACCCACAAAGATTTTCTTTAAACATACTTATGGAGATATAATATGGAAAAAATTATTGTACTTGGTGGAGGATCAGCTGGATGGATGACAGCTGCTACTTTAATTAAAAATTTTCCTGATAAAAATATCACACTTATTGAATCTCCAAACTCTCCTGTTATTGGTGTAGGTGAAAGTACACTAGGAGGTATAAAAAATTGGGTAGAGTTATTAGGTATTGATGAAAAACAATTTATGAGAGAAACAGATGCTAGTTTTAAACTTAGTATAAAATTTACAGATTTTTATAAAAAAGGAGAAGCTTTTCATTATCCTTTTGGAAGACCTAATTTAGAAAATTGTAGAGCAGGTTTAAATGATTGGTGGTTTAAAAAGTTATTTAAACCAGAAACTCCATATACTGATTACGCTGATTGTTTTTTCCCTAACATGGCTTTAGTAAACGAAAATAAATTTGATAACAACCCTATTCCTAAAATAGGTTTTGACCCTAAAACAGATGCAGCTTATCATTTTGATGCTGTAAAATTTGGGATCTGGTTAAAAAATAATTTTTGTATTCCAAAAGGTGTCAAGCATGTAGAAGAAGAAATAGTAGACATTAAACAAAACGAAGACGGCATAGAATCTATCAATGGTCATAAAGCAGATTTATTTATAGACTGTACTGGTTTTAAATCTTTGTTGTTAGATAAGACTCTTAAAGTTCCTTTTGAATCCTATGATGATATTTTAATTAATGATTCTGCTTGGGCTACAAAAATAAACTATACAGATAAAGAAAAACAATTAGTGCCTTATACAAACTGTACTGCTATTGAAAACGGATGGGTTTGGAATATACCTCTATGGTCTAGAATAGGAACTGGTTATGTGTATTCAAGTAAATTTGTAGATGATAATACAGCACTTCAAGAATTTAAAAATCATTTAAAACAAGATGACTTAGAATTTAAAAACATTAAAATGAGAATAGGAATACATAAAACACTTTGGGAAAAGAATGTAGTTGCTATTGGTTTATCAGCAGGATTTATAGAGCCCCTAGAAAGTAATGGTTTGTTTTCAGTACATGAATTTTTAATAAAATTATTAAGAAATTTACAAAGAGGCAAAGTTTCTCAGTGGGATAGAGATAACTTTACTTTTAGTTGTAAAAGAATGTTTAGAACTTTTGCAGAGTTTGTAGCTTTACATTATGCTTTGTCTCACAGAGATGAAACACCTTATTGGAAATATTTAAATAACAAAAATTGGTCTAAAGAATTAATTAATTTACAACCACAACTTATACATGGATTTTTAGCAGCTTCTTTTGACAGAGATCAAAGCTACAAATTTGAAACTGCAGGTGGGTTGCATTGTATTGCAGCAGGAATGCATTGGTCTCCTACAGATCTACCATCTTTATTTTATGAAAACTGTAATGCAGATTATGATAAATGGAAAAAAGATTGGGACACTGATATTTTTAAACTTGAAATAAAAAAAACAACTTACAAAGATTTTATACAAGATGTACCAACGTTAAAAAAAAATACACAATGTCAATTAATAGTGAGTATAGTTATTGGTATTTTAAAGGAGCACTAAGTGAAAAATTTTGTGATGATGTTATTGCTAGAGGCAAAGAAGAAAAAGAAAAACTAGCTGTAACAGGAAAATATGACAAAGTAGATTTAGATAAATTAACAACGCCACAAGAAACAGATTTAAAAAAGGTTAGAAATTCAAACATAAGTTGGTTAAGTGATCAATGGATTTATAGAGGTATTCATCCTTATATTCATGATGCTAATAAAAATGCAGGTTGGAATTTTGATTGGGATTTTTCAGAAGCCTGCCAATTTACAAAGTATAAAACAAATCAACACTATGATTGGCATAAAGATTCTTGGGGAAAACCCCACGATAAACCTAATGATCTTAATTATCATAGTAAGATAAGAAAACTATCTGTGACTTGTCAATTAACAGATAGCTCTGAATACGAAGGAGGAGAATTAGAATTTCAACCAAGAGATAAAGAGGACCCAAATATTATATTACCTTGCGTTGAAGCAAATACAAAAGGATCTATTATAGTATTTCCTTCTCATATTTGGCATAGAGTTAAACCAGTAACTAAAGGAGTAAGATATTCATTGGTAGTTTGGAGCCTTGGATATCCATTTAAATAATATGAATTTTGAAAAAGAAGGATACACAGTATTAAAAAAAGTCTTGGATCAACCAGTTGCAAATTTTATTTATAAATATTTTTTAATGAAAAGAAAAGTTGCAGATATTTTTTATAAAAATAAATACATTCCTCCTAATTCATCTGAATGGGGTATATGGACAGACATACAAGTTCCGGGGACTTATTCAGTATACGGAGACATTGCTATGGAAACTGTGCTTGTAGAGTTAAAACCTCTTATGGAAAAAATTACAAATAAAAATTTGTTTGAAACATATTCTTATGCAAGGATATATAAAAAAGGAGATGTATTACATAAACACATAGATAGGTTTAGTTGTGAAGTATCAACAACATTAAATCTTGGAGGTGACCCGTGGCCTATTTACATTCAACCAGGTATTGAGATCAATTTAGATCCCGGTGATATGCTAGTTTATAGGGGCGATCTATTAGAACATTGGAGAGATGAATTTAAAGGTGATAACTGCGCACAAGTTTTTCTACATTATAATGATTCTAATACAGAAGGTTCTGAAAAAAATAAATACGATGGCAGGGCTTCT